GGCAGAAGAAAACGAAATCGACCTGGACAATCCGGCAATCAAGGCCGCTATCGCGACTGCCGTTGAGGCCTCCGTATCTGGTCTGAAAACCAAGAACTCCGAATTGCTGGGCAAGCTGAAGGACACCACTACCAAGCTGTCGCAGTTCGAAACCCAATTCGAAGGCATCGACATCGACGCCGTCAAAGGCCTTCTCAGCCGCGCCGGCCAAGACGAGGAAACCAAGCTGCTGACTGAGGGCAAGGTGGACGAGGTATTCAACCGCCGTACCGAGCGCCTGCGTGGCGACTACGACAAGCAGTTGAAGACTGTCACCGCGCGGGCCGAGAAGGCCGAAGCATTCGCCGCCAAGTTCCAGGGCAAAGTCCTGGGCGACTCGGTGCGCGGTGCGGCACTCAAAGCCGGCGCGCTGCCTGAAGCAACCGACGACATCATCCTGCGCGCCAAAGGCGTGTTCTCGCTGAACGAAGAGGGCGAAGCGGTCGCCGTTGATGAATCCGGCCAGGTCATCCTCGGCAAAGACGGCAAGAACCCTCTGACTCCGCTCGAATGGGCGGAATCACTGCGCGAAAGCGCACCTCATCTGTGGCCAAGGGCTTCAGGGACACAAGCCCCGGGCGGGGGTGGCGGCCAGGCTGCATTCAAGCGCTCCGAAATGACTGCCGAGCAAAAGCGCGACTACCAGCGCAAGCACGGCCAAACCGCATACCTGCAATTGCCCAAGTAAGGGGATTCACCCATGGCAACGACTGTGAACAGCGACCTGATCATCTACAACGATGAGGCGCAAACCGCATACCTGGAGCGTGTTCAGGACAACCTCGATGTGTTCAACGCATCGTCCAACGGCGCGATCGTGCTCGACAACGAGCTGATCGAAGGCGACTTCCGCAAGCGCTCTTTCTACAAGATCGGCGGATCGTTGGAGCATCGCGATGTCAACTCCACCGGCAAGGTGACCGCGAAGAAGATCGGCGCGGGCGAAGCCGTTGGCGTCAAGGCGCCGTGGAAGTACGGCCCATACCAGACCACCGAAGAGGCGTTCAAGCGCCGCGGTCGTCCGGTCGACGAGTTCTCCCAGATCATCGGCGCCGACGTTGCTGACGCCACTCTGGAAGGCTTCATCCAGTACGCCACTGCTGCGCTGCGCGCTTCGATCAGCTCCAACGCTGACATGGTGGTTTCGGCCAACATCGAGACCGACGGCAAGAAGACCCTCACCCGGGGCATGCGCAAGTTCGGCGACAAGTTCGGTCGCATCGCTCTGTGGGTCATGCACTCCAGCGCTTACTTCGACATTGTCGACGAGGCGATCGCGAACAAGGTTTACGAAGAGGCCGGTGTCGTCATCTACGGCGGCCTGCCAGGCACTCTCGGCAAGCCGGTGCTGGTCACCGACACCGCGCCCGCAGATGTGATCTTCGGCCTGCTGCCAAACGCTGTGGTGATCACTGAATCGCAAGCGCCTGGCTTCCGCTCCTACGCGGTGAATGACGAAGAGAACCTGGGTATCGGCTACCGCGCTGAAGGCACCGTCAACATCGATGTGCTCGGCTACAGCTGGAAGGAGGCCGCTGGCGGCGCGAACCCAACGCTTGCCGCCGTGGGTTCGGCTGCGAACTGGGTCAAGCATTCCAACAGCAACAAGGTGACTGCTGGCGTGCTGATCACCCTGACCACCACGCCACCAGCCGGCGGCTGATAATGGCCCTGACAGCGGCCAGCAATGGCCGCTACGGAGACTTTTATGGAACTGGTTTACTCCACTCAGAACTCGGACTTCGATCCGGAAAAGCGTTACCGCAATCCAGCGCACTTTGATCGGCCTGAAGCGGGTGTGACTCATGCAGTTGTGATTGGCGACTGGCCGAAGGTGGTCGATGCCTATGAAGCGCTGGGCGTGGAGGTTTCGGTGCTGGAGCCTTTGATCAGCCACCCGGTTGATTCGGGTAATGCTGGCGCCATTGCCGGCCTGGAACAGGACAACGCCACGCTGCGCGCCGAGCGTGACGGCATTCTGCGACTGATCGATGCCGCCGAGGGGCAATCGGATCTGGAACACCCGGGCGCCGGCGAACTGCCAATCCGCTTGTTCAGTGCGCTGAAAGCCATTCATGAAGGTTTCGAAGCCCTCACGGGTGAACGTGACAAACTGGCGGGCGAGGTTGAATCTCTCCGCGCTGAAGTCGAACGCCTCAAGGCGGCAGCAGAGCCGGTCGACAATGCCGAGAAGATCGCGAACCTCAAAGCGCAACTCGACGCCGCCAACGTGACGTATCGGGCGAATGCTTCGGTAGAATCGCTGGAAAAGGCAATTGCTGACCTGCGGCAGGCGTAATAAACCGGGTGCCCGGTAACGTGGTACCCGATCCAGAAAACCACAGCGAGCTGATTCATGACTCTCATCATCGAGGACGGTACCGGCAAGCCTGACGCCGAAAGCTACGCATCCGCCGAAGACCTGGCCATGTATGCCGTGAAGTTTGGCGTGACCATCCCGGCGGAGGTGCCAGGGCAGGAAGCGTTGCTGCGTCGGGCCGCGCTGGCAATGGATGGCATGACGTGGAAAGGGCGAAAGTCCAACAGCGAGCAGGCACTATCCTGGCCACGCCGCGGCGTCGAGCTAGATTACGAAATCAAGCCCGACAACTACCTGCCCGCGCGCATCCAGTACGGCCAGATGGCGCTGGCTGCCGAGATCCATATCGACGACGTTGACCCGATCGAGAAGCGCAAAGGAGCGGTAACGCTGGAGCGTGTCGAGGGCGCGGTAACTCGCGAGTACGCGACGATCCCGAACACCAGCGGCCGACTGTTGCCGGCGACGCCGGATCGTCCCAGCGCAACCCAGTTTGCTGACTACCTACAGAAGCGCGGGCTGTTCGCCGTGCGCGCATAGCTGAAATGGAGCCAACATGGCCTTCTACGACGAAATGGCCGTGATGGCTCTGGAGATGATCACAGAGTTCGGCCAGCCCGTGACCATTAGCAAGGCGCAGCCGGGCGAGTACGATCCTGAAACAGGTGGCGAATCGCCAGGCGCCACCATCGAGCAGACCGCCCAAGGCATCCTGCTCGACTTCACCGGCCAGGAGTTCCAGAACAACAGCCTCATCAAGCAGGGCGACAAGAAATTGAGGATTGCCGCGCAGGGTATGGCCTGGGTGCCGGGCCTGCTCGACAAGGTGATCACCCAAGGCCGTACATGGGCAATTGTCCCGCCGCTGAAAGAGGTCAATCCAGCCGGCACGCCGATCCTGTACGAGCTGCAGGTGCGGTCATGAGCCGAGCCGGCGCCGGCCAGTCCGGAAGCTTCGCTCTGAGCCTTGCGGAGTTTGCCGCTCACACCAGCGAAGCGATCGACGCCAGCGTGCGCGAGATCATCATCGAGGTCGGCAGTAGCCTGATCCGCATGTCTCCCGTGGGCAACCCGGAGGTATGGGCGCAGAACGCTGTCGCGGCCCAGTACAACAAGGCCGTTGACGACCACAACTCCGCGCTGCGCAGCGACCCGGCCAACGTGACCAAAGGCGGCAGGCTCAAGAAAGGTCGCAAGCTCAACGACGGCATGGACATCGTCGCACCGGAGGGCTATGTCGGCGGCCGGTTCCGGGCGAACTGGCACCTATCCATCGGCGTGGTCGAGAATGTCACCTTCGACGAGGTGGACCCGAGCGGCGCCGAGACCATCGCGGCCTTGGTCGCCGCCATCAGCGACTTCACCGCCGGCCAGATGGTCTACCTAATCAACAACTTGCCCTACGCTATCCCGCTAGAGTTCGGCCATTCCAAACAGGCCCCGAGCGGCATGGTCCGGGTCACCGTGGCCCGCTTCCAGCAGATCGTGCAGGAGGCCGTCAGGAACAATCAGGTATGAGTCACGCACGCGCCCGTCAGGCCATCGAAACGAAGCTGGCCGCGTGGTCGGCTGCGCGCCCAATACGAGTGGCCTACTCGAATCAGCCATTTACACCGGATCCATCTGAAACCTATCTGCGGGCCTTCCAGCTACCAGCCAGTACCACCTGCCGTTATCTCGGCGGGGACGCCTACGAGTACACCGGCGTTTATCAGATCAGCATCGTCTGTCCATCTGCCCAGGCCTTGGCCACTGCAGAGACGCTTGTTGAAGAGCTGACACGACTCTTTCGCGTGGACACGCCGTTGGCCCGCAACGGGTTCGATGGACTCATCACTGAGCCGGTAGATCAGGGGCCAACCATCACAGAGTCGGCGACCTACACGGTCCCGGCCAGCTTCACCTACGCAGGTGTCGCAGACCAACCGCCCGCTGGGGCATAACCTACCGCCGTCAGGCGGGCATTCAAGAGGAAACACACCATGGCCGCACGCTTTCCGCTGCCGAACGGCGCTGTGCTGGAGATCGCCAGCGTTATGGGATCCGCCGTCGCTTTCACCGCGCTGACCAATGCGAAACCGCCAGTCGCTGCTTCCGTAGGGCACAGCATCGAAAATGGCGCCGTTTTGCTGATCAACTCCGGCTGGGCGCTGATCAATGACCGCGCAGTAAAGGCGTCCGGCGTTACTGCTGATGCATTTGCGCTGGCCGGTCTCAATACCACCAACACCGACAAGTTCACCGTCGGAGCAGGGGCCGGTTCCGTGATCCCGGTGTCCGGATGGACGCAAATCTCGAAAGTTACGTCCTTCACATCCTCCGGCGGTGAGCAGCAATACCAAACTGTCGGCTACCTGGAAGATGACGACGACAAGCAATTTCCAACCAACCGAAACCCGACCACGATCACCATCGTGGTGGAGGATCAGCCGACCGCTCAATACGTCGAGACGGTCGAGGGCTTCGATGACACCAAAGAGCTGGCCGTCGTGCGCATGAAGTTGCGCAACGGCGATCAGATCCTCTATCCGGGTTATGTGAGCATCACTCCCGATCCAACGATGGAGCGCAACAACGTCATGACGCGCACCATCAGCATCGGGCTTTCTGCTCGTTCGCTCCGTTACTTGGCCGGCGCATAAGGACTTCTCATGGCAAAGATCAGGATCGCTCAGAACCCTACGTTCAAAGCCAACGTGCACATTCCAATCGTTGGGTGTGAGCCCGAGGCAATCGAGTTCACCTTCAAGTATCGCGATCGCCTGGCACTCGCCGCGCTGTTCGACGAGTGGAACAGGAAGGCGAAGGAAATGCGCGATGGGTTCGGGGAAGGCACCACATTGTCAGATGTCGTTGCTGCCGAAACCGAATATCAGGTGCAGCAGGTCAAGGACCTGGTCGCGGGCTGGGGCTTCGATGACAAGTTCGACGACAAAAGCATCCTTGCCCTTGTGAAGTCATGCCAAGGTACTGCCGAAGCGGTAGTAAATGCCTATCAGAGCGCATTCAATCAGGCCCGGCTGGGAAACTGAGGGCAGCAGCCGCAGCGTTGTACGAAAGCGGGCCATCTGCTGATCAGTTGGCAATCCTCGGGCTGACGGCTGCCGATTTGTCGGGTGACGATGTAGAGGTCTGGCCATGCAACTGGTCGGCCTTTCTCCTGTTCAACCGAATGTCCACGCAGTGGCGGGTCGGCACCGGTGGCCCGATCGGCCTCGACTACAACTGCATCCGCGACGTAGCCGGCTTCCTCGGCATCAAGAAAAAGAAACTCGCTGAAATCTTTCCTGACCTGCAGGTGCTGGAAAGCGAAGCCCTGCGCGTCATGGCGGAGGAAAGGGAAAACAGCCCGTAGTTACGGGCA